TTCTTAAGTTTACGCGGTTTTGACACGTGTACCACTCGAAATGGGGGTCGTCGTCATGAATGAGCAGGACGCCGAGGAGTTGAGGAAGCATCTCGAGGCCAAGGGCGAGCGGGCCCGTGAAGCCGCGCTCATCCGGAAGTATGGGATCGACGCAGAGGACTACAGCCGAATGCTGGCCAGCCAGAATGGGAAGTGCCTGATCTGCGGGAGCATCGGGAGCGTCCGGTGGAATCCGAGGGCCGGAGACTACCAGACGCAACGCCTCGTAGTCGACCACGACCACAAGACAGGCAAGGTTCGGGGCCTCCTCTGCCACGGATGCAACGGCCTGCTCGGGGAGATAGAGGCCAGGCCCGGGAGGCCGAACGCTCCGGTCGTCTCGATCGGCCAGGGGGAGCCCCCTTGTGTGGACCCGACGCTCACGGGCGAGGACAGGATCAGGGCGGTCTGCCGGGCGAGCTGGCGGGAGCACCTGGCGGACCGCGTGGTCCTCTACCTGGAGGGCAAGCTCGCGTGAAGAAGCGGCAGCGTGAGCCCGTCGTGACGGGGGCGGAGATCCGCCGGCGCCTGGGGATCGTCGACCGGACGATGAGCCGGTGGTTCGCGGCCGGGCTCCCAGTGGTCTCGCGGGACCACTCCGGGAGGAATCCGCGGGTGAAGCTCTGGGACCTGGCGAAGTGGCTCCACGACAAAGACGCGGGGATTGACGACCCGGACCTCACGCACGGGGGCGGGACGTCGGCGAACCTGGAAAAGTACCGGAAAGAGAAGGCCAGGCAAGCCAAGCGTGAGAACGACGCGGCGGAGGGACGGCTGGTGGAAGTCGAGGACGTGTACCGCATCCAGGGCGAGGTCTTCGGGGCCATGGGCCGGGAGCTTGAGGCGGTGGAGCGGCTGCACGGGCTGGCGGTGGGCCAGGCGATCCGGGAGGCGCTCGCGAGGGCGCAGGACTCCGGGAAGAAAGGGGGGCTAATCTCGTGACGATCTCCCCCTTCCTGGAGGCCCAGCTATGGGCGCGGGCCTTCGGGGCCAGCCAGCCGGCGCCGCACCGGAGCATGGTGCAGTTCGCCGAGGAGGAGCTGATCCTCACGACGGGCCCGCGTCGGGGCCTGCGGTTCCGCGCGGACTTCATGCCCTGGACGCGACTCGTGCTCGAGGAGTTCGACCACGGGCGGTTCCGGCGATTCTTCCTCTCGGGCTCCGTCCAGAGCGGGAAGACCCTGGTCGGGTTCGTGCTGCCGACGATGTATCACCTGTTCGAGATCGGGGAGTCGGTCATCATCGGCGTCCCGAAGATCGACCTCGCGCAGGGGATCTACGAGGAGCGGATCCTCCCGTCCATCCAGGTCTCGCGGTACGCGGCGCTCGTGCCGAGGAAGGGCCCCGGGTCGCGCGGGGGGAAGATCACGTCGGCGATCCGGTTCGGGAATGGCGCCACCCTGCGCTTCATGGGCGCCGGCGGAGGCGATGCCCAGCGGTCGAGCTTCACCGCCCGCGTGGTGGTCCTGACCGAGATCGACAAGATGGACGAACCGGGGAAGGCGTCTCGGGAAGCCGATCCGGTGACGCAGATCGAGGCGAGGACGCGCGCCTTCGGGGACCGCGCGCGGGTGTACGCCGAGTGCACGATGAGCACCGAGCGCGGCCGGATCCACCGGGAGGTCTCCGAGTACGGGACGGACACGCGGATCGTGTTCCGGTGCCCGAAGTGCCGGCGGCCGGTGGCCCTGGAGAGGGAGGGGTTCGGGGGCTGGCAGGAATCCCCGGACCTCCCCACGGCCCGGGCCCGCGCGTTCTTCGCCTGCCCCGGCTGCTCGGCCAGGTGGACGGAGCAGGATCGGCAGCTCGCCCTCCGGGAGCCGGCCCTCCTCTCCCGCGGCCAGGCGGTGGAGCCCGAGAGCGGGGAGATCACGGGCGCGCCGCCAGCGACGGATACGTTCGGCTTCCGGTGGACCGCCCTCGCCTCGGGCCTCCTCACCATGGCCGACATCGCGGAGGCGGAGTACCGGGCGGATCACTCGGGGAACACCGAGGATGCAAAAGCCCTCGCGCAGTTCACCTGGGCGGAGCCGTTCCGGGAGGAGGTCTTGGACGTCGCGCGGCCGCGGGTGGAGACCGTCCTGCAGAAGATCACCCAGCACGAGCGGCGCGCGATCCCACCCCAGACCCTCAAGCTCGTCCTCGCCCTCGACGTCGGGTCGTATGTGATCTGGTGGACGCTCATCGGCTGGCAGGACGACGCGCAGGGCCACGTGATCGACTTCGGGGGAATCGACGTCCCGCAGGAGGGCGGGAAGAAGAACCCCGTCGCCGTCCTCTCGGCGCTCCGGGCCTTCCGCGAGAACGTCATCAATCCGGGATGGGGCGCGCCGTCCGGGGGCCGACGCCCGGACCTGGCCATCGTGGACTCGGGCTACGAGCAGGAGGTCGTCTACCGCTGGGTCGTCGAGAGCGGCCAGGGGCGCTATCTCGCCTGCCGCGGGTTCGGGACCTCATCGCGGAACGGGTTGTGGCATTCCGGCGGGCAGTCCACGCCGACGCGCCAACAGGGGAACGAGTGGCGGATCTCCCTACAGCCGCTCGGGATCAGGCTCTTCGAGGTCCACGGCGACTACTGGAAGTCGGCCGTCCATGACGGCTTCTCGGCTGCGCAGGGGGCGCCGGGGTCGCTCACGATCTTCCGGGGGGCCACGAACGATCCGGCGCTCCGCATCTTCGCGCGACAGATCGTGGCGGAACAGCGGGAGATGGACCCGCGGGCGGATCGGGAACTCAAGATAAAGTGGGTCGTGCTCTCGAAGCAGAATCACTACCTGGACTGCTGCTGCTATGCGCGGGCGGCGGCGGACTTGCTCGGGATCAAGCTGGCGAAGATCAAGCGCCCCGAGAAGAAGGCGGCTCCTCCGCCGCCGAAGCCCGAGGTCGTGAGCGAGAAGGCGAAGATAAGGACGAGTTATTGATGGTCAAGCGATTCGTTTCATTCGCGCGCCTTGAGGAGACTGGGCACGTCCGCTCCGATGAGGAGCGTTTCATCTGGGCGTTCTTCCATTTCATGGCCCGAGGCGCCCTCGATCCCGAGTCCAAGGCGGCGAAGGAATGGGAGAAGTACAAGACGGATCGCGGATGGGAGGGCTTGGAAGTGTGGAGGAACGGGAGGGGCGAATGGGAAGCGAGAAGATAGGTATGGGTTATTGAGATGCGCTGCTTTGCTGAAGTTCAAGATGGACCTAAGTACAACCGCTGGAGGCATAGATGCAAAGCCGCGGTAGTGTGGACTGCGAGAAGGGAGAGCGGCCTTCCGATCCTGTCATGCGCCTTGCATAAGAGCGTGGTATCCGAGGAGTGGAATGTCCGTCCTCGGGAATGGGGGAGTTGCGGTTGGGCGTTTCGGTTAAAAGAAATCGCAAAGCAGAAACGGGCAGAGAAGAGGGCGCTTCTCAAAAGGCTCCGAACGCCCCAGGGCTTTTACCGGATCGTCCTAAAACAGCGCATCGAAGAGATTTACGAGTGTCAGTGTTTGGTTCGGGAATTGGTTAAGGAGATTGGCGATGGTGGTCACGAACACGGCGGAGCTTCGCAAGTTGCTGGTGGAATCCCTTGAGGAGGTAAGGAGGGGAAAGATGGATTCAAGGAAGGCGTCCTCCATCTCGGCCCTTTCCGGCCAGGTTCTTCGTTCCTGCCGACTCGACCTGGAGTTCATCCGGCTCCAGAGATCGAGCGGGAAATTCAGCGGAGGATGCGGCTCGATGCGGCTGCTCGGTCCGGTCCCGAAGATGCGGTAAGTATCTTACCTCCCCGGGGTAGGGCCCGCATGGACTACCCCGGGCTGTTTGAATGAGTGAGGGGCGTATGCCTGATCCGTACTGGCAGAAGATCGGGGAGGCGTTGAGTTCGGAAAGGACTTATCGTTCCTGGATTTCCTATCTATATTCCTTGGAATGGTCGATGCGTGCTTCGCACAACAGACGTTCGGGTACGATCATTCCCTGGAACCTAGAGGACCCATATGACCACAGTCCTCCAGAGGTGGATAGGCCTCGTCCTCCTCTGGGCTACGAAGAGAATGCGCACTTCCCACCCCCGATGAAACCACGGCCCTCTTGGTTGAAATTGGATTGATACTTGGAGAAGGGAGAACCCCATGAAGAAACCCAAGTTACTCGAACCGAAGCCGATGATCTCGAACGCGGCTTCCCCTCCCCCGCCGCCGAAGCCGAGCGTCGAGAGGTCAATCGCGGACACGGCGAAGGACATGGCGAGCTTCGCGTTCCCGACGAAGGTTCGGTGCCCAAGGTGCCGGTCGCTGGAAACGAAGCGCACGGGGCAACGCGGAGGCGTCCAGTATCGGGAGTGTCTGGCGCCGATTTGCCGGGGCCGCTTTCGGGTCGTCGGGCAGAAATTATAGCCCTGTCTGTCACGGATAAGTGACGGTTTGTCACGGATACGTGACGATTTCGCGTCCCCATGTCGATTCCCTCTTGATTTATTCCCCTATCCCGGTAACTCTCCAATCGTAAGCGCAGGCGGCTGATCCCCGCCGAAGGCTCCTGGGTGATAGGTCGTTACACCCAGGGGCCTATCACCCAAGAGCCGCGCGTCCTGGGAGAGAGGACCGCGGTTGCCGAGCCCGGCCTGGACGTATTCCGACTGGATCACCTATGCCGTCGGCAACTCCACCCGCCTAACCCGCCTCCGCCTCCACATCCAGGAAGTATCCGACCGAATCTCCAACGGCAATATTCAGACCGAGGGGACAGCGCACTCCTACGACTTCCTCCAGGACTACCTCGAAACCCTCTCGAAGAAGGAAGTCGAGGAAGCCGCGCTCGTGAGCGCCGGGCTTGGGAATCGGTGCAGCTTCACTCGCGGCGTCCCCTACGGAAAGGCGGGCGCGTGAAGAAGAAGGCTTCCGTCGCCCGCACTCCGAAAGCGATTCCTCCCTCCCGCTCTTCCGGCGGGCGTCCCGTTGCGGACGTCGTCCGCTGGAAGGGCGCCTACTCCGCCCTCGGCTATCACGCCGTCCGCGTGGCTGTCCGCGAGGGACGCCTCGGAACCGCAGGATCGGGCGACTCGCACGCGAAATACGACCGGACCAAGCTCCTCGACCTCTCCCGCGAATTCTTCCGGGACAATGCGATTTACGGCGGCATGATCCAGAAGGCCGCCGAGAACATCGCCGGGTCGGGCTTCGGACTCCAGGCGAAAACCGGGAGTCCGGAGTGGAACGCGAAAGCCGAAGCGATCTGGAAGACCTGGTGGACGGAGAACAGCCCGGAGATCAAGGGCCTCCAGTCCGGGCCCGCCGTCGAGGAGATGGTCGCGCGCGAGCTGCTCCTCTGCGGCGACGTCGGCGCCATCAAGACCGACCGCGGGCTCCTCCAGCTCATCGAGGCCGAGCAGATCCGCGGGCCGAGCCAGATGGACGACGGGATCGTGAAGGATTCCGTCGGGGCCCCCCAGACGTTCTACGTCGCGCCCTATCTCAAGAACATCAACGGCGCGCCCTCCGTCGCGGATGCGAAGAAGATCAGCCGCGCCGACTTCCTCTACCTCGTCCGCCCCGAGAGGCCGTCGAGCATCCGCGGAGTCCCGCCCGCCCAGGCCGCCTTCTCGATGCTCCACCGGATCAACGACGTCTGCGATTCGGAGGCCCTCGCCTGGCAGCTCCTCGCGCGCATGGCCGTGTCGATCACGCGGGAGGCCGGTCCGGACATGGCCTACCAGGAATCCACGACCGACGACTCGAAGGACGTGGAGGGCGACATCGCCGCGCGCATCCACCAGATCGACGCGGGGATCATCTTCCACGGCCGACCCGGCGAGGAAGTGAAGGGCATCGACCGCAACATCCCGGGCAAGGACTTCACGGCCTCGATCACGACGTTCCTCCGGTTCCTCGGCCTCCCCCTGGGGCTCCCCCTTGAGTTCATCCTCCTCGACTGGACGAAGAGCAACTACAGCCAGTCCCGGGCGATCCTCGAGCAGGCCCACGCGAGCTTCGGGAAGTGGCAAGGACTCCTCGAGTTCGGATTCCACCGGCCCACCTACCTCTGGCGGATCTCCCGCGCGATCGCCTCCGGGGAGTTGAAACCCATCGCCGACTGGAACCGCCACGAGTGGATCAAGCCCCGCTTCCCCTGGATCGACCAGCTCAAGGAAGCGCAGGCGATGGGGACGCAGATCGAGCGGTCGTTCGCGACGCACGCCCAGGTCCTCAAGAGCCAGGGGCTCGACCGGGAAGAGGTTCTCTCCCAGCGCGAGACGGAGGTCCAGGACGCGATCGAGCGCGCGAAGGCCATCGAGAAGAAGACCGGCGTCCTGGTCCCCTGGCAGCTCTTCGCGGGCCTCCCCGTGGACGCGCCCGCCGCAGCCGCGCCCAAGCCGGGCGACGAGAAGAAGAAGCCCCCGCCGGCCGACGACCCCGACGAGAAGCCCGAGGACGAGAAGGACCCCAAGGACCCCGACAAGGAGGGCGACGGTGAATAACCCCATCCTCGCCGAGTTCTCAAAGGACGTCTGGGCCATGGAGCCCCGGGCGCTCGAGAGTTTCATCTCGCGCCTCTCGGCGGTGGACGAGAAGCAGCTTTTCTTCGCCGGTCCCTTCGGTATGCCCGACGGCAAGCGGAAGTCGAAGATGTGCATCACCGCCGACGGGGTCGCGGAGATCCCCGTGAAGGGCGTCCTCCTCAAGAACGTCCCCGCCTGGCTCTCCTGGTTCGGCATCAACGCCACGGGTTACGACGAGATCCGCGAGGACATCCAGTCCGCCCTCGACGACAAGGCCGTCCGGTCGATCCGGCTCAAGGTCGAAAGCCCGGGCGGCCAGGTCTCCGGCGTCATGGAGGCCGCGGAGGCGATCTACAAGGCCCGCGAGCAGAAGCCCGTCGGCGCCCTCATCGAGGACCTCGGGGCCTCCGGGGCCTACTGGCTCGCCTCCCAGGCGGTCAAGATCGGCGCGAACGCGAACGCCGTCGTCGGCTCGATCGGGGTCTACTCGGTCGCGGTCGACTACTCCAAGGCCGCGGAGATGGAGGGGGTCAAGGTCCACGTCATCTCGAGCGGTCCCCACAAGGGCGCCGGCGTCCCCGGGGCCCCTATCACCGAGCCCCAACTCGAAGCCCTCCGCGAAGTCATCACCGGCATGGCCGAGAACTTCATCTCCGACGTGGCCCGCGGGCGCTCCGCCAAGGTCGAGGACGTGCGGACCTGGGCGAGCGGGAGGACCTGGCTCGCCGGGGTCGCGAACGAGATGGGGCTCATCGACCAGGTCGTGAACGGACAGGGAACGAAAGGCGCTCCGGGTGTTCCGGGGGCCGCAGCACAAGAGTCTCTTTCAGAAGGAGAGTGCGTTATGGACGACAAGTCCAAGACGCCCCCCGCGGCCGCCGGCGCCGGAGAAACCGTCGCCCCGACCGCCCCGGACCAGCTCGCGATCGAGCGGAAGCGGCAGGCGGACATCCGCGCCGCCTTCCCCGGCGAGGACACGTTCGCCCTCGAGCAGATCGTCGCCGGCGCGAGCGTGGAGCAGGCGGAGATCGCCTTCGGCAAGGTGCTCCGCGAGCGGAACGCCAAGCTCACGAAGGAGCTGGCCGACACCAAGGCCGCGAAGGCCGCCGAGGCCCCGAAGCCCCCGGCCTCCGCCGGCGCGCCCCCGGTCCCCCAGGCCGGAGAGGCCGGCCCCAGCTCGGCGGACTTCATGGAGACCTCCCGGGCCTACGCCGCGGAGAAGAAGTGCAGCATGGTCGTCGCGATGTCGTTCATCGCGCGGACCCAGCCGAAGCTCCACGAGGCCTTCGTCCAGGAGCAGATCGCCCGGGGCCCCGAGCACCACGCGAGGAAGAAGGCCCTCGGGATGAAGTAGCCCTCTCCGGGCCGCGCGTCGCGGCCGGGATGTGATCGAAACGGAAACGAAGGACAAGGAGAAACACAGATGCAGGAAAACACGAGCGGAATCCGGACCTTCACGGCCGGGGAGGCGCTCATCGCCTACGCCCGGGTGAAGCTGGACAGCAGCCAGGAGGTCGTCTACGCCGACGCCGACGACGTCGGGATCGGCACCACCGAAGCGATCGCCGCGCACGACGACCCGGTGGCAGTGAGGCTCTGGAGCGCCCCGGGCACCCGCAAGATGGTGTGCTCGGCCGCCGTCGACATCGGCGACACCCTCTACGGGGCCGACGACGGCAAGGTCAACGACGTCCACACGACCGACGGGCCGGCCCTCGGGATCGCCCTCCAGGCCGGAAGCGCGAACCTCGCCGTCATCGAGGTCGTCCCCGAGCAGGACAGGGGCGGCCTCGTCCTGGCCTCCATCGCCGATTCGACGGAAGTGGAAAACACCACGGTTGAGACGGCGTTCTCGACCGGCTCGAAGACCATCGACGGCGCCAAGCTCAAGGCGGGCGACGTGATCGAGGTCATCGCCCGGGCCTACGTGCTGGACAACAACAGCACCGACACCCTGACGGTGAAGGCCTACCTCGGGACCGAGGAGATCGTGGCGACCCCCGCCGTGGACGCGGCGGACGCCGACATCGTCTTCATCCACGCCTGGATCACCGTCCGGATCGCCGGCGCGGGCGGGCACATCAGCGCCTCGGGCCTCGTGGCGAACGGCGTCGAGGGCACGGTCACGGCGAAGCCCTTCCGCAAGGACGACGCGGCCGAGGACCTCTCGGGCGACGTGGCGATCGCCCTCAAGGCGACGTGGAGCGTGGCCCACGCGGACAACGAGGTCTACCTGGAGGACTTCATCGTCATCCTCCACCGGCAGTAAGCCGGGGCGGATCGTGAGGCGCCGCGCGCCCGCCGTTAGGCGCGCCTGAAACAAGAGTGTCAAGGAGAAAAAAGCCATGGCCGTGAACTACAGCGGAACCTACGCGACGCCGAGGCCGGACCTCGGGGCCGCCTACGAGGAGTTCCAGGAAGACCCCGAATTCGCGTCCTTCATCGCGGACCAGGTCTGCCCCAAGCGGCCGACCCCCGTGAGCGAGGGCTCCCACTCCTGCATCACGCGGGAGACGGCCCTCATGACGGCCGACACCAAGCGGGCCTCGGGCGCCGCCTACCAGCGCGTGGACATCGGTGCGGAGGACAAGACCTTCGCCACGAAGGAGTACGGCCTCGAAGGCGTGGTGGACGACCGGAAGCGGAAGTTCTACGCGAGCGACTTCGACATGGAGTCCGCCACCCTCCGCCAGGTGATCCGGCGCTTGAAGATCGCCCGGGAGATCCGGGTGGCCGCCCTGATCTTCAACACCTCGACCTGGACCGGCGCGGCCCTCACCACGGACGTCTCGTCCGCCCCCTGGGACGCCGCCTCGAGCGCCGTCATCGCCCCCGTGGCCGCCGCGAAGGAGAAGGTCCGTTCCGGCACGGGGATGCGCGCGAACGCGATGATCATCGGCCGGGTGATGTACAACAACCTCCTGGCGAACACGGAGATCAAGTCCCGGTTCCCGGGGATCTCCTTCCTCTCCGAAGCGGCCGTCGCCCAGAACCTCGCGGCGATCTTCGGTCTGGAGCAGATCATCGTCGCCGGCGGCGTGAAGAACACCGCGAACGAAGGCATCGCCGCGAGCCTGTCCGACATCTGGGTCGACGACTACGCGATGATCTGCCGCCTTTGCAAGCCCGGCGCTCCCATCGACGAGCCGTCCGTCGCGCGGTCCTACATCTGGACCCCCGAAAACGCGGAGGACCTGGTCGTCGAGAGCTACCGCGAGGAGCAGGTCCGGTCCGACGTGCTCCGGGCCCGGTATGACGCGGACGAGAAGGTGCTCGACAGCGCCCTCGGCCATCTCTTGAAGATCGACGCCTAGAGCATCCGCCTTCGCCTCTCTCGGGGGCCCCCGGGGAAACCCGGGGGCCTCCTCCCGGGCCCCCGAAGGGGACCCGGAAGGAGACGAAAAGAGGGAGACGGATGTCGGTCTACACGAGTTCGGTGGCCCCGCAGCTCGCGGCCTTCCAGCGGGAGGTCGCCGCCGTCACGCGGCGCGTCCTCCTCGGCGGAGGCCGGCGCTTCCGGTCCCGCATGATGCGCGAGCGCCTCTCCGGTCCTCCCGGCGTCTACCGCAAGAGCGGCCGCCTCCAGCGGTCCCTCATGTACAAGGTCTGGGCGGGCCCCGGGGAATCCGCCCTCCGGGCCTCGATCGGCGGGAATATCGCCTACTACGCCGCCCAGCACGAGGCGAGCGGGAAGCTCGGGTTCCGCCGAGTCTTCATCGAGGAATGCAAGCTCACGGTCGACGAGCTCCGGATGGCTCTCCGGTTCGTGGCGTCCCAGGCCAGCCAGTCCGTCGGGGCCGCCGCGGCGATTGCCGGAGTCGCCCTCGAGGAAATCGGCGGACTCTCCGCGGCCGACACCGCCAGGGAGGCCTCGTGGGCGAAGGAGCGGTTTGACCCGAAGACGCGCTTCGGGCAGAAGAACCTCCAGGGGAAGGCTCGGTGGCAGAAGGCCACGATGGAGCAGTTCGCGGCCAAGTCGGCTGCGATGAAGCCCCGTGCGGGCGAGTCGGACGCCGGGAAGATCGACTGGGCCAAGGGCCGGAAGATCATGGACGCCGCGCGCGCCGCCAAGTACAAGCCGCCGAAGCTCGGAACCTGGAAGACCATCGTCGAGCACCGGGCGCCGAAGCCCAGAAAGTGGCGGTGGTAGGATGACGGCCCCGCTCACGGAACAGATTCTCGACCTCATCGAGACGAAGCTCGCGGGGATTACGATCGGCGGAGGCTACCAGGAGACCGTCCTCGCCGCGAACATCTTCCGGCCTCCGGAGGCCCCCGCCGACGTTCGGTCGGCCGGATGCCCCGCGGTAGTCGTCCGCCACAACGGGACGAACAACCGCTGGCACCTTCGGGCGGCCGAGGAACTCCTGATCGAGGTCCAGTTCATCTGCGTGGCGACCACCTACGCGCTGCTCGCGATCCTCATGGCCGACGTGAAGAAGCTCGTGTACGCGAACCCTTACTGGAACAACGGCGCGGCGAACCTGGCGCGGAGGACCTGGGTCGCCGAGGAGAGGACGCACGAGACGGAAGTGAATCAGGAGGCGGTCACGGGCTCCCTCGTGATCCACGTCCTCGCGCGCGCGGACCGGACGAACCCTTTCGCGACGAAGGCGGTTTGACATGGCGACGACTCCGACCCTGGACGCGGCGATCGCGGCGGTGGCGACCGCCCTCTCCGGCCAGGGGTCCATCGTCAACGGCTACAAGACCCTCGAGGACGACGTCGAGCTGGTCGAGAACGGAAGCTACATCACCTCGGGCTCGATGAACCTCTTCTTCGTGGACCTCCGCGGCGTCGAGGAGTTCGAGGGCCCCGCCTCCGGCGAAATCATGGAGCGGTACACGATCGAGATCATCTACTGGTCCCTCCGGACGGGGAACGCCGACTGGTCCAAGGAGGCGCGGGTCAAGGCCGAGGCCGTGCGCGACGCCCTCACGGGGGCCGCGACGATCTTCGCGATCTCCAGCCAGCGGCAGCTCTACACCCCCGAGACGGTCCAGATCGACTCCCACGGGCCCGATGAGATCAACGGGACCTCCGGGCCCCAGATGGTCTACAAGACGGTCCTCTCCCTCCAGGTGGAAGCGAGGAGGTGGTCTTAACTTGGTAGTCCCGACCAACGTCCGGGCCGGTCGAGCTGCGGCGTTATACGCCATCTTCCAGTCCGCCATGGGAACACCGGCCGCCGATCTTACGGCAGCGGGAGCGACCCGGCTCTGGACCGAAGAGACAGCGATCTGGGCCGGCCCGGACGTCCAGGTCGACGCGTACATGGACGCCGACTACGGCCCCAAGGACGACGCGCGGTATCTTGGCGAGGACGAGCCCGAGGGGACCCTCATCGTGAAGGGCACCGAGGCAGCCCTGAAGTGGCTCCTCCAGAGCAACTTCGGGGCCTACGCCGCCGGGGCCTTTACGCTCGCGACGGGGATCTCCGCCACCCGCTGGCTCACCCTCGCGCACGTGGAGGACCGCTTCGGGGCCGGGACCGTTACGCGCCGGCTCGTCCGGATCCAGGACGCCTGGATTCCCCGGCTCTCCCTGGAGTGGCTCGGCGGGCGCCAGAAGTACCTCGCCATCCGGGCGGCCTACGCGGGCCGGAAGGTGCTCGTGCAGGCCCAGAACGCCGGCGGGATCACGTTCCCCGTAGCGCCCATGCAGCCCTCCGACAAGAGCATCTTTCCGACCGCGAATACGACGCTCGTCCGGGACCCCGCCGGCGCGAACGTCTCCCTCCGTTTCCGTGCGCTCCGGGTGGGGCTCGACCAGGGCCTCGGGAAATTCTGGGATCAGGGATCGGGGATGTTCAGCGTCTACAAGGCCGGCGCCCTCAAGGCCGAGATCGAGTTCCTCGCGGACTACTCGGATGAGAGCTGGGCGATCTTCGACCCGGTCCGGGCAGGGACGCCGAGCCGCTACCGGATCACGTCCACGGCCGAGGACGGGACGGTCCTCACGATCAACCTCTACGGGGTGCTCCTCAAGATCGATCCGCCCGGGCAGTCGGGCCAGGAATACAGCGTCTTCCGCGCGAAGGGAATCGCGACGGAAGTGGGAAGTGATTTCGTGACGATCGGACTCGCTTAATAGGAGGTTCCCCGTGGGCCTTGCATACGCTTCCTTCCCGACCCAGCTCGGGACCCTGCTCATCGTGAGCGACTCGCTCAAGAAGTTCTACGAGCACGCCGCCCTCGCCTCGAGCTCGACCCACTACGCGCGGATCCTCTCGAAGACGAACGGCTTCGGGCTGTCCGACACCGAGGAGAAGAACGTCTACACGACGCTCGCGGGTTACCTCCAGAACACCCTCGCCGCCAAGATCGCCAGCGAGTGGCAGGCCTGGCGTAGCGGGGTCGAGAGCGACGCGGGCTTCTTCGGGCTCCTGAAGGCGGACCTGTCCGCCTCGGACGAGAAGGCCGCCGGCGGGGCCATCGACTACGACTACGAGGACATCGACGGCGCGATCTCCATCATCGCCCGGAACGGCATCTGGGGCGCCCTGCGGCGGGAGATGGTCGCGGACTCCTATTACGTCACCCCGAACGTCATCGCCTGCGGGTCCCTCACGGCCAAGAGCGGCAACCGCGGGACCCTCGCGAAGACCTCCATGGCGGGGATCAGCCATACCCTCCAGGGGACGCTCGTCATCACCGTCGTCTCCGAGGACGTGACGGCCCCGAAGCTCAAGCTCGCGATCGAGCTTCCCCTGCCCCTCCCGGACGGGACGAGGATCATCGAGGCGGACAACGATCTGACGTGCGAGAAGTCCCACGAGGACGGCCCGACGGGTCTCACGACGATCCTCACGCGCCCGGGTCTGGCGGCCCCCACGAAGAGCGGGGATACCGGAGTGATCTTCGTCGCCGCCGCCACCACGATCTCGACCCCGAAGGAAGGTGACATGAACGGCGGCGTCCTCTGCGTCCGGGTCGTCCGCCGGGCCGCCAACGTCTGGCTCATCGAGTGGTACAACAATTCCGACCGCACGACGAAAGTCGGCAGCGACTCGACCATCAGCGGGACATCCAGCACCTCCGCGATCGACAAGACCATGAAGAACGGGACGCGCTTCCAGGCCACGTTCGACAAGGCGGCCGCCCACGCGCTACTCGATCATGTCGATGACGAGGACAACGACATCACGTTCGACATCCTGACCCCGCGCCTCGGAGATCGCTTTACGGTCGCGCTCACGAACAACGAGGCGGGCAAGTTCGCCACGAAGCTCTCCCACATGAGGCGGGCGAGCCTCCCCGAGTCGGGCTCGAACCTCTTCACCGACAGCCTGGCGGACGCGATCACCGTGTAGAAGCGGGTCACGAAAGGAGACGGGCATGGACGAGAAGAAGGCGCCCTGGGCCTGGATCGACGGGGGCGAGACGCCCGGGGTACGGTTCGGCGAGACGTTCTTCACCTACCGGGGGGTCGACGGGGCCCAGTTCGACGGCTTCGTGGAGGCCCTCACGCGCGCGAACGGGGTCTTCTCCGTTCTCCTCCTGGCCCGCCGGCGGTTCGAGAGCGGGGCCGTCGACTACGCGGGGGCCTGCTCGCGGCTCAACACGCTCCTCGCGGAGTACGAGAAGTCCGAGTGGACCCTCGTCCAGGTGGCCCGGGGGATCGCGAACTTCTTCGAGCCCGTGGGGCCGCTCGCCCAGGCGATCGCGGGGCTCGACGGCGCCATCCTCGAGGACTTCGCGCGCGAGGCGATCGTGAAGCTCCAGGCCCGGCGCGTGGAGACCCCAAAGCCCGAGGAGAAGGTGGCGTAAGACCATGGGCGAAGAGATCCGCGCAGGACTGAGCGTCGACCTGAGCGCCGTCGGGGGCCAGCTCGCCCAGGTGGACGCGAAGGTTCTCCAGGTGGACCAGAAGACGGCGGGGATCCGCCAGGCCGTCGCGCGCCTCCAGTCCAGCCTCAAGATTGCCGAGACGCAGGCGACGAACCTGGAGCGGGTAACGAGCCGGATCGAGCACCGCCTCACGAAGACGGGGATCAAGACAGGGATCGCGTTCGGCGTCGGGATGATCGTCTCGGAGTTCGGCATTCCCGAGGCCGCGCAGCCGATCGCGCACATCGGGACGGCGGCGGTCACGGGGGCCATGATCGGAGGCCCCCCGGGCGCGGTTGTCTTTGCGACGCTGGCAACGGTCCAGGAACTCGCCCATGCCGTGAAGCGGCTTAACGAGCGGATCGAGAAGGCGCAGGCCGAGGTCATCCTCAATCGTCGCAGGGTCGAGGAGATCCTGGAGAGGCGGGAGAGGGAGGTGGAGGAGAAAGCCAAGCGTATGGAGGAATACAACGCGATCTCGAAGGTCGAGTCCCGGGAATTCTTCCAGAATTGGTATCAGGAACGCATCCGGAGCTTGATGGAGCCTCAATAACATGGGCTGGAGCGTAATCATCGACGAAGGCGCGGCCGCCAGGACTATCGACGCGAATATGCGCTTCGACAGCGCCTTCAAGGCCAATACCAACGAGAACGGCGACATTGAGAGCGTCGATTACCTCTTCGACGTCGAGGGCATTCTCGTCGATCCCACGCCCGCCACCGTCGGCGCGAACCTCGTGACGTACTCGGAACTCGTCACCGAGCAGACGCTCGCCGTCCGCGTTCAGATCAAGCAGGACGGAACGACGCGCTTCGACCTCAAGCCCGAGGACGGATTCGACGGCCCCTACGTCACCGAATTCCGCTCGCTCGGGCGCGAGGAGGGCGGGAGCGGGAAAGGCCACTGGCGCTACGCCTTCACGATCGCCTTTAAGGGCAAGGGCAATGCGAGCGGAGGCGGCGAGACGCTCTACGAATTCCAGACCTCTCTCTCGGTCACAAAGAAGAACGGGAGCGTCGTCCGGAAGGTCTGGAAGGCCACGGCGAAATCAACCTCCGTCGCGAGCGCCTTGAGCGCCGTCATGGGCTTCCGGCCGGCCGAGAAGTACACGATCGAAGATACGGAGAAGTTCCCCCAGGACAAGCGGGCGACCGGGGTCTGGATCTGGGAGGCCGATACCAAGGGAGTGAAGTCCTGGGTCTGCCGCGTCACCTGGAAGCCCGGGAAGGGATTCATCGACCGCCCGTCGGCCGGGAACGCGGACCCCGTCCTGTACGCGAAGCAACGATCCGCCTCCATCGCCGAGGTCGAGGGGACGATCATCAGCTACGATCCCGCGATGCAACCGCCCGGGGAGCACTTCACCGAATCGGAGACCATGCGGCGCTGCCCGGACATGGAGCGCCGGGGAGAGGGCCCGGTCATCAACGGCGATCCGAGGAATGGGGAGTACCGGCTGGACTATCACGAGGTCTGGAAGTCAACCCAGGGGGAGCCGTCGTCGAAGCATTCGGACAACCACAACCTCATCAGCCTGGGGAGCGCGCCCGGGGACGGGGCGGTGAGCGGATGAGTCTACTTCGGCTCGTTAATAGCCCGGATTCTCTCCATGTACCAGGCCTCAAAATCTCGGTGCGCCTTTTCTTTGGATTCCTCCAGAGCTTTTTCAAGGCGGGCCTGGCGTTCGCGTTCCTCGTCCTCGCGGCGTTGTTTTATTTCCTCGACCCTCTGCCGGGCCCTCTCGACATTTGCGCGAGCCTCCGAATTCCTGCGCTGATACTGGACGAGCCCGTAGGTCGTGACCGCAAAGAGGGCGATTGCCAGGAAGGCGAGGACGAACCAGAAGGACGGGCCGAATCCCTTCCCCCTCCATCGCTCCCTCTGTGCAGTATCCATAGAACCTCCAAGGGAACTATAGCCCTGGTCCCGGCGGAAGGCAAGGTGAATCCGTGACGGTCCTTCGTTGCGAGATCGTCTACCAGGGGTACAAGTGCGTCCGGGGGGCCTACCGGCGTTCGGACGGCCTGCAACCCGAGCACGGGGTGGTCGAGATTCCGCTTGAGGACATGGGTCAGATCGAGATCAAGGGCCGATCGATCCCCTGGGAAGCCGTCGGAGGCGTCGAGCATGACGGCTGCGTGGACATCCGGACCTGGGAGCGATTCAAGAAGTCTGCGTCCACGACGGCGGACCGGGGTCCCATGCCGAACCCATCCGAGGGCCTCAACCTCTCTGGGGACCTCATCCTCCGCACGGTAGACGACAAGTCCGGGAAGACGGTCCGCGAGATCAAGTATTCGGACGTCTACGTGGACGTCGGGACCGAGGAAACGACGCGCGACCTCGCGACGATCCTGGAGCATCGCGAGGGCCTGGTCCGTGTCCCGCTCACCGACATCCGGCAGTATTACGATCAGGGTGGCCTCCTCTGCCGGATCAACTGCCGGAAAAAGAACGGGGCATGGGACTACGACACCCTGAAGGAGGATCAGAATCCCTGGCCCTTCATGGACGTCCTCGAATTCCTCTTCTCCCAACTCCCCGGGTCCCCGCCGATTGCGGGCGAGTGCGACGTGAATGTCATGCAGTTCGACTCGCCGCAGGGGATCGAGGGCCAGGGGGAACCCGCGCTTCAGCACCTCGAAAAGTTCCTGGAACGCTTCGGGCTCAAGGCCCAGATGCAGCCCGACGGGAAATACGCCGTCAATCTCAAGTTCTCGAATCGGATCGGGAAGCAGACGCTCGCAACGGCCCCCCGAAAGCCCGAGAGCGTTTCCCCCGGCGAGATGCAATACGAGCGGCTTACGTCGACGCCGACCAAGAGACCCTCGGCGGTCTGCGTTCTTGGCGGGAAGCGCGTCCAGAGGGAGAGCGCCCACTGTGTCCCGGTCATCCAGGATCCCGAGGACGGCAACTGGTACACACTGGAAAACCGCTGCGCGGCCTGGGGTTATTCCCTGTCGGAGCTGAACCGTCACGTCTTCGTTGGCGGTCCGCGCCAGTACGCGGACGTTCCGCCCGTTCCCTCAACGCACGAATCCGCCATGTCTCACAACGGGAGGAGAGACGCCCTCAAGATGGCCTATCGGTACTATCTCCCGACATTCATGATCTCCCCGGCGGGGAAGGTGATCGGGACGGGCCGCCTCACCGACGATCCGGTGATCGAGCTTGTCCCCTGGCTTCCGATGGTTGATTCCGCGTGGTATCTCCAGGAGCTTCAGGGGGAATTCACGAAGAAGCACCCGGAGGACAAGGAGTCTAAGGGGGACGTTGACGACTTCGTTCTCCTCCCTCCGGTCGTTCGCGCTAACTTCGTTGGGGAGAAGTTCTTCAGGACATGGAAGGAATTCGAGAGAGAACACGAGGCCCTTATGGCCCGCGCCGTCGGGGTGAAAGATCAGCTCGAAATTCTGAAATATGAATACGAAAAGAAGAACAAGGACACCTACGACGAGCTGAACAAGGCAAATAAAGAATTAGAGAAATCTCTCGACAACGCGAAGCTCGCCAAGTTCGGCGTGGAACCCGGTGAAACGACTCCCGCCTTTGATTACAAGGCCGCCGTAAAGCGTTTCGGCCAGGTCATGGCCGAGGACATGAGGAAAAAGGCTATCACCGAAAGCGCGGCCGCGAAGGAGGCGAAGGCTCGGTACGATTCCATGATCCAGCATCTCGACAAGGAGATCGAATCCCAAGAAAAAGCTATCTTGGATATCAGGAACAAGATGGGGGAGATGAAGGCCAACTACGAGAAAAACGGTTCTCTCCTCGCCCGTTTCAACACCGGCCAGTGTGCCACGAAGAAGGCGTGGGTCAAGGACCCTAAAACCGGGCTGATCGAATCCTCGGTTCCCCTCGTGACGATCGACAAGCCCTTTTTCTTCAACGGCGACTCGGTCCACGTCATCGCGAACGGCGCCGTCGTGGTCACGTTCGGCCACGAGATCAAGGGCTCCTGGGCCGGGGCCTTCACGAACTTCCTATTCTTCGCCGACGACGGCGGGGACCCGACCTCGGACGCGAAACCGACCTTCGGAGGCTGTCACCGTTCCAGCCCGATCAAGGCCCACATGGTCCGGATGGAATCCAGGGAGTACCTCCAGGAGAACGGGAACCCCGTGAACTACAACGCCTGTTACTCGGAGGCGAAGGGCAAGGCGGCCGCGATGCTCGCCGGGCCCGCGATCGTCCCCGGCTGGGTCATGGAGCTCCACGGCCTCCGGAAGTGCGTCCTCGACGCCGGGATCTGCTCCGTTCAGCACGACTGGGACGGCGACGTGGGGCAGACTCACGTCTCCGTGAACGCCCCGGGCGCCCGGATGCCCCTCCTCGCGCCGATGGCCCGGGCCCCCCGGCGGACGGACAAGGCGGATCTTCGCGAGGCCCTCCAGACTGAAAGGGAATCCTGATGTCCGACGAGACGATCAAGGTCCGGTACAACTCGGCGCCGACGATCAAGCGCGTGATGAAGGATGCGCGGAACGAGGCGGATCCCGAGGCGGTCCTGGACATCAGCGCCTACGACATCAAGCTGATCGTGAAGCAGGACGTGGAGCTCCCGGATTCCCGGGCCTGGTTCGACGTCGACGCCTCCGTCACGGACGGGCTAAACGGGGAGTACGAGTTCGCGCTCACGGCGGCCCAGACGTGCAACTGCCCCGGGACATGGCCGGGCGAGATCCGCTGGTGGGCCGCGGGCTACGTGGCCGGGACGCCCCCCACAGATTCCCGTTCCGTTGATTTCATGATTGATGACGTGGTGGACCTCCCGTAGCGGGACGATAGCGATGGCTTCTCCTTTTGGCGGCGGGGACCCCGGGGACGGGCAGGTCTATAACCCCACCGTCGAGGCCCTCACCTTCTGGGATCTCTCGGAATCCCCGGTCACTAACGACCGGATCAAGAAACTCGGGGCCGAGCTGGCCTCGCGCGCGCAGGCGATCGCGGATTACGACGAGAAGGCCCACCGGGCGAAGTTCGCGGACGCCCTCCAGCCGGATCGCGGAAAGAATGCGCCCGTCGTGACCCTCCGCCTCTTCGAGCCCGACAACTGGGTCCCCCGACTACATGAGGAGAACGGGCGCGGGAAGGATTGCGTCTGGGCCCTCAGATTCATCAGCGACCACTCGAACTACGCGCGGGAGCGCGAGTGCCGCTCGACGATGGTCCTCGACCAACACGAGAAGGCGCAGTCCTGGGCCTGGCTCTCCGACATGACCTGGCTCGTGGACCTCGGGACCAAGGTCGACGACAACGAGCTGGCCTTCAACGGAGCGGGCTTCCTGACGATGCTGTACGCGAACGGGAAGCCGGAGAAGAAGCGCGCGGCCCTCGCGATCAACATGGCGGGGAACGCGGGCTTCCTCACGCAGGGGACGGCGATCGGACAGCTCCAGCACATCATCGCCCTCGTCGGCGCCGCCCAGGGGACGCTCTCGAGGCCGACAAAGAAGACTGAGGCCGCCCTCCGGGGGGACGTCCACTTCTTCACCCAGGCGGGGCTCGCGCAGTTCTTCCACGAGCCGGAGAAGACGAAGGACGTCTATACCGACGAGGCGCGCGAGGTCCACTTCTACGTCTCGTCCAAAGACGCCCCCTCGCTGGGGATGGATGCCGCGAACGACCTCCTCTCGAATCACGATAAGATCCCGCGGCTCGCCGCGAAACAGTGGCGCGGCCACGTCAAGGTCCCCCGCCCCGGCGGAGACGACGGCCCGAAGTACGACAAAAAACCGCTTAATCCCCCTCCCCCGAAACCGCAGAGCGGAGGAGGAAGCGGGTCCGGAACTCCGACTCAAGGGCACGGGGACAGGCCCCCCACCGCCACCCCAGGAGGAGAGGCCAATCCGGATGGGAAACCCGCGGACCCGACAAAGAACACTTATCCGAATACGCCGACCTATGATCCGCGCACCCATGTTATTCTTGATGGGAAGGCGGTGCCGATCTATGAAAACGCGGGATCAACGCAAACCCAGCAGGGCACCGCAGTAGCGAATAGCCCGGCGATGAGCCAGAGATTCAATGTCTACCCTTATGACCCCGGGGTGGAAATCAATCCCTGCTCCGTTGAGACTGGGACCAAACCAGCCGGATACAGAAATATCTGCGTTGAGGAGATGCTCAAGGTTAGTGATCAGATCGAGTCCGGGGAAAGAGTAACTCTTGACCTCAAGATCATGTGTTACCTGGGAGATACACCGCAAGAGAACGATCAAATATTCGGAAGGGCGATCGTGCTGGACTCGACTACAGCCTACGGAGAGGATTCTGCGTGGGACCGGGTTACTGCTTATTTCACGGGGTTCCCGGAAGAGGAATGCATCTATATGCTCTGGATCGAGCGCCGTTGCGATGACAGGGTGCTCGACCCAACCTATGACGCCAACGTAGAGGTTTGGGAAAAAAGAACGATGGTCACGTTCGATTGATATGGATTCTCTCCGTAACGTCCTGCGGTGGGAATACGCCGGGGGATACTGGAAATTCCTCGATACGGGGGCAGAGATCGCGTCGAACGGCTTCCAGGGCTTCCTCCACTACGCCTCTCTCGACGAACCGTGGGATTTCTTCCAGAGCGGCGGGCACCAGTACAGCGCGGAATGGGACGCTGTCTCTTCGCGCGCGATCCCCCGTGTCTCTTCCGTCCTGGGCGGGGCGCTCTCGTCGTACCTCCGCCGGCGTATCCGCATCCCTTACGACTTCGGCAGCTTCCCCGCGAACGCGGTCGCACTCATCATCCGTGCGAACGACATCTCCGGGCCGACGCTCACGGCGACCCTGCTCAAGAACGGGGCGGCCGACTCCGGCGTCAACGGAGTCTCGATCCTGCCCGCGCTCGCGAATACCTGGACGCTTAAACAACTTACCCCGGCGGAAACCTACGTCCCCGGGGACCTCGTGACCATGGAGATCGCCTGGGCGAGCGATGAGGTGGGCCAGTACGTCGAGGTCGGGGATCTCGCCCTCGCCTATGTCTCCGGAAGGGGGAACGTCTGATGGCGGCGAACCCCGTGAACGTCGAGGACTGGACCGTCGTGACTCCCGCCTATCGGCCCCAGCGGCTGCGCCGGAGCTGGAAATCCATCCGCGATGCCCACTACGGACGCCTCCGGGCGATCGTGGTCGCGGGGAACGAGGCGACGGCGGCGGAGGCAAAAGACCTCGGCGCCGAGGCGGTGGCGATGAACCCGGGGCGCTTCATCATGTCGCGCGCGTGGAATCTCGGCCTCGCCCAGGTCAAAACCCCGTATGCCTTCCTGGTCGAGGACGACGCTTTCCTGATGACTCCGCTCGGGATCGACGAGATGGTACGCATCTCGGCCGACATGGGAGACCGCTGCATCCTCGCCCCCGCGCTCAAGGGGGACGTGCTGGGCCACCAGATATTTGCCGCCGGTGCTCCGTGGGAGATGACGGACATCCAGCCCGCGGACTTCACTCTCGTCGCGGCGCTCCTGCCGATGGACCTCTACCGAAAGGTGGGGCCGTTCGATGAGGGATTCACCGGCTACGGATACGACGACACCGATTACGCGATCCGGTCAATCGACTCGGGATACCGCGTGACTATCTATCAGCGCGTGGTCGTGAACCACGAGAGCTTCCTTTCCGGCTACCGGGAGCGCCCCGAACTGGGGCGACTGGCCTTCGAGAGCAAGTGCCACCTCGTGGAGAAATACGGGCGCCGCGTGATGGCGTGGATCAGGTGACGGTGAGATGAGGATTCTGGTCAAGGCGAACGGCCTGGGCGATCACCTGGCGGTGACGGCCTTCGTGCGCGAGTTCAAGCGCAAGTGGCCGGAGGAATTGATCTCCGTCGACAGCCACAGGCACCCCTACGTCTGGGAACGGAATCCCTACGTCGGATGGGGCGTCGAGGAACTTGTCGGGACGGTCGAGCTGAACCACAAGAAGTATCCCGAACTCGGGAATATGCCGGCGCAGATGGCGGCGGAATTTGGCTTCAAATGCCTGAATACCTGCCCGGAGATATTCCTCACGGACAGGGAGCGCGGATTCGGGCCGATGGCCCTGCGCGGACTTTCGCGCCCCATCGTGGCGATGGATTATCACGCGATGGTGACGGAGCGGATGTGGCCCCTCGCCAAGTTCCAGGAGACGGTCAAGCTCTTCCAAGGCCGGGACGTCTCCGTCGTGGAAATCGGCGGCGGCGAGAAGCGTACTCCGAAGCTCTCCTCCGACCGCCCGCTCTGCCAGGGCCTCCACGTCCGCCAGACGGCGGCGATCCTCGCGGAGTGCGACCTTTACGTGGGAAACGACAGCGGGAGCTTCCACCTCGCCGCCTCGGTCGGGACTCCCCAGGTTGTTCTCTTCGGCCCGACTCACTCGCGCTCGTTCGCCTACGAGAGCACGACCCCGCTTGATAACTTCTGGCACGTCTTCCCCGAGAACGTGGTGGAGGCGTGCATGAAATCCCTGGAGGTGAAGCGTGCCTGACGATTCACTCCAGAGCGTGAAGCGGCTGTACGAGCTGGGCGCGAAGCCTTCCGCTCCTCCGGCAGGTCAGCGCGAACTCTACGCCAAGACGGACGGATGGCACGACGCGGATTCGGCGGCGAACGATAAGCTTCTCGTGGCCGCCTCCGTTCCCACGCTCGGCGATCTCCTGTACGGCGACGCGACTCCCGCGTGGAACAAGCTCGCAGGCAACATCACGACGACCCGCAAATTCCTCCGCCAGGTCGGAGACGGCGCGCTAAGTGCGGCGCCAGCGTGGGATACCCTCCAGGTGGCGGACATCCCGCAGGGGCCGGGAAGCGGGCTCGACGCCGACACGCTGGACGGCAGTCATGCGGCGGCCTTCGCCACGTCTGCCCACTCCCACACTCACACTGCCGACATTCTGGGCACCTCGAATCAGGTGAGCGTGGCGAACGGGTCTGACGTTCTGTGGGGCTCCACGGATGTTACCCTTTCGCTCCCTCAGGATATCCACACTGGCGCATCCCCCACCTTCGCCAACCTCACCGACTCCGGTATCACAGCGACTCATGTAGTCTACGGCGGTGTAGCTGGCCTCCTCACCGGCTCCGCGAACATGACGTTCTCTGGGACCAACCTCCTCATCACCGGCACGGAGCAGGTGACTCAGTATGTAAATGTCGGCACCGTCACCGACGCGGCGGGGCAAGGCGATATTGCGGCTGGACTTACGGGTGCGGCGCGTATTTGGTACGACCAATCCGCCGGACTGCTCGCCGGATACCGGAGCGACAACAGCGCGATTTGGTCAATCAACACCGAAAACTATCTGGCGACGCTCGGCACCAACACGGTGACGGCGATGGGAGACGGAGGAACTTTCACAAAGTATCAGCTTGGGGGAACAGGGCGATATGGGTTGATAGCAATCAACAATAGCCTTACCGAGGTCGGAACCACTCTGGGGGCCATTGCTTTCGGTTGCACGGGGACATCCAACGCGGAAAAGAGGGGTGCGCTAATAGCATCCACGGTCGTGGTGGACTCCGCTACCGCGATGAACGCAAACATGGTATTTTACACCATATCCAACAGCGTTCCGTCTGCCAATATGACCCTTGCCCGAAGGGGAACCTTGCAACTTGAGAGCGGAATGTTCCGGTCCAAGGGGGGCGTGATAGATGCGACCGAGAGCGGCGGTCCAGCCATAGAGATGGCGTATAGTACATCGCTCAGCCGTGGACTCATCGTGTCGTATGACAGGACACTGAACCAGTACAAGAAAACCGTCATTGACGGATTAACGCTTGAGTTGCACGTTTCGTCTGCGCCATATTTCTATCTTGCCACTACCGGGAATGTCGGCGTCCGCACCACCCACCCCGACCGCGCTTTCGACGTGGCGGATGCGTCGAATCCGCAGTGTCGCATCACCCGTACAGATGGGACTGTATTTGCCGATTTCGAGACATC